GATAACCCTGAAGATATACTTCATCAATATTAACAACATAGGAGGAAACTATGCCAGACACTGAAGAAGTGAAAAAAACAGTTGATATCGACACCTCTGGTCCAGCAATGGATGTCGATTTACCTGAAGAAAAAGATCACGCAGAAGTTGAGCAACCGGAAATAAAAGAAGAAAACCCGGCTGTAAGACCTGTAACAGAGGATAATGAAAGAGAAGTCAAATTAGATGACCAGAAAGAACCTAAAGAAGAATTAGAACAGTACAGTGATAGTGTACAAAAAAGAATAGCTAAATTAACTAAGAAGTGGAGAGAAGCTGAAAGACAAAAAGAAGAAGCTTTATCTTACGCTGAAAGAACTATCAAAGAGAAAAAACAAACAGAAGAAAAATTAAAAAAAATAGAACCTAATTTTCTTTCTGTGTCTGAGGAAAGTATTACTTCAGGCGTTGCAGCAGCAAAAGCTAAACTTGCAGCAGCTAGAGAAGCAAATGATCTAGACGCTGAAGCAGATGCAATGGCAGCTATCTCTGAGTTAGGTGTTAAAAAAGCTAGACTTGAAGAAGCAAAAATAGCTAGAGAAACTCTAGAAAAACAACCACAAGCAAGACCTGAGGTTAATTTAAGAAGACAACAAGCGGCTCAAGGTTCACCTGATCCTAAGGCTGAAGCATGGAGTGAAAAAAATTCATGGTTTGGTCAAGATACAGCTATGACCTACACAGCGTTTGATCTTCATAAAAAGTTAACTGAACAAGAGGGTTTTGACCCATCGAGTGATGAGTATTATTCTGAAATAGATAAGAGAATAAGACTTGAATTCCCGCACAAATTTGCTAATAATAGCAGTTCGGGAGAAGATACACGACCTGCTCCGGTACAAACAGTAGCTTCGGCGAAGCGAAGTACCAAAACTGGTCGCAAAACTGTGAGGCTCACACCATCACAGGTTACTATCGCCAAAAAATTAGGTGTGCCACTCGAAGAGTATGCGAAACAATTAAATATCACGAAGGAGGGATAAGCATATGGAAAATACAATAGATAAGAAGACCTCACGTGCGAGTCAAACTAGAGAAAAAACAGCTCATAAAAAAGTTTGGACTCCACCATCACCTTTAGATTCACCACCTGCTCCATCAGGTTTTAAACATAGATGGATTAGAGCTGAGTCAATGGGATTTCAAGATACGAAAAATGTATCTGCCTCGTTAAGAGAAGGATACGAATTAGTTCGTGCCGATGAATACCCAGATTCACAATTTCCAGTCATTGAAGACGGGAAATATTCAGGAGTGATCGGAGTTGGCGGCCTACTGCTCGCTAGGATACCGGAAGAGATTATTAAGCAGAGACAAGAATATTATGCTTCACAGCATAATGAGAAGGTCAAAGCAATGGATAATGATCTGATGAAGGAAGAGCACCCAAGTATGCCTATCGATATTGATAGACAGACTCGTGTAACTTTTGGTGGCTCAAAGAAATCTTAAAAAATTTCCTAACCATTAAAGTTCATTTAACCCGTACTGGAGGCCCGCAAGGGCAGGTACATTTATAAGGAGGCCTCTATGGCAAATAAAAACGAACCTTTCGGTCTAAGAGCGATCGGAAAAGTTGGTCAAAATAGAGACAACCAAGGTTTAAGTGAATATAGTATTGCAAATAACTATGCGACTACTATTTATTTTCAAGATGCTGTAAAACCAGTAGCTGGCGGAACTATCGAACAAGCTGCAGCTGGAGACAGATTACTTGGATCACTTAATGGTGTTTTCTACACAGACCCAAATACAAGTAAGCCTACGTTTGCTAATCATTATGCTCAAGTTGCAGCATCTGATATAGTAGCATTCGTAAGTGATGACCCTTATGAAAGATTCGAAATCCAAACTGATATATCAACTGCTTCAGCGCAGACTGATGTATTCATGAATGCGGATATCGTTGTTTCAGCAGGTGTTGCAGCAAACTTTGTGTCTAACTCAATGTTAGATGATGGTACGCTATCAACAACAAGTGGTCAGTTAAAAATCATAGGTCCATCAACTAACATAGACAATAGCGATATTGCATCTGGTTATGTTAATTGGGTAGTGATGATTAACGAACACATATACAACTCTGCTACGGCAGGAATATAATAGTTAGAATAGGAGAAAAAACATGGCTATATCACGAGGACAACTAGTTAAAGAACTAGAACCAGGCCTGAATGCACTATTCGGACTGGAATATAAACGTTATGAGAATCAGCATGCTGAGATCTACACAACAGAAACTTCAGACAGAGCGTTTGAAGAAGAAGTTATGTTATCTGGTTTTGCTAATGCTGCAGTTAAACCTGAAGGTTCTGGCGTAACTTTTGACAATGCTCAAGAGACTTACACAGCTAGATACACTATGGAAACTGTTGCGCTTGCGTTCGCAATCACTGAAGAAGCGATTGAGGACAACTTGTATGACAGACTTGCGTCTAGATATACAAAAGCGCTAGCTAGATCTATGGCGAATACTAAACAAATCAAATCAGTAAATCCACTGATCAATGGTTTCGGAGGTGGTTTCACTTCTGGAGATGGTGTACAATTATTTAGTACAGCTCACCCAACGATCGCTGGAACTGTGTCAAACACTTTGGCTACACAGGCTGACCTTAACGAAACTTCATTGGAGCAGTCTTTAATCGACATCGCTGCAATGACTGACGAAAGAGGTCTTAAAATTGCTGCTAGAGGAATGAAAATGATCGTTCCTTCTGAGCTTCAATTCCAAGCTGAAAGACTTATGAAGTCTCAAGGTAGAACTGGCACTGCTGATAACGATATCAATGCAATCGTTTCTATGGGAATGGTTCCTCAAGGTTACAGAGTGAACAATTTCTTAACTGATCCTAATGCGTACTTCTTCATTACTGATGTTCCTAACGGAATGAAGTATTTTGAAAGAACACCTATTAGAACAGCAATGGAAGGTGATTTTGATACTGGAAACGTAAGATACAAAGCTAGAGAAAGATACAGATTCGGTGTATCTGACTATAGAGGTATCTTCGGATCTTCAGGAGCAAGTTAATCGTAATTTTTTGTGGCGGGACATAGTCTCGCCACAATTCTATGAAAGAAAGAATAATGGTAAAATTTCTAGTAAATATCTGGGCGTATGATCATTACGCTAAATTTAATGTTGTAGCTGATGATAACCCAGCCTCACTAGAACAGGCTATACTTGACAAGTTGGGAGAAAAAAGTATAGTTTGGGAAAATCTTGGAAACTCTTATAGTGACAAGATAAATAGAATAACCTATGAGGAGGTTATCGATGGAAAAAATGATGCAACACTTAAACGACCTTTACAAGCAAAAGAGGGGTCTGGACTTACAGTGGGAGCAAGAGCATCTTAAAGAGGGTAGATATACTCTCAATATGGTTAAAATAGATCGAAAAGTTCGAGATGTTTTAAGTCATATTAAGATGGCAGAAGCGCAAAGAGAACACATGCGTAATAAAGTTGAAGACTCTGCTCCGCAAGTTTCCGTAGCTACTTAATTAAAAAGCTACATCGTTGGAAAAATCCACTCCACACTGCAGGATCTCTTGCACTCTACTCAAAACTAGTATATAAAAAAACCACTGTATAATTTAATTAGTTTACATAGACGCGTACAGTCGACGGCCTAGAGACTATGTAGACGGAAACTAGGAGAATAATACTATGGCAAATACAACCTTTTCAGGACCGGTCATTTCTAAAAATGGCTTTATAACTACAGGCCCTGGAGCAACAAAAACAATTAATTCTACTGGCTTAGGTGCTAGCGGTTTAGCTTTAACTGTTAACGACCATGCTGGAAGAATTTTAATTTCACAAGACGCAGATGGTATCTATGCATTACCTTCAATTAACGCTAGCGCTAATGGAGCAACTGCAGGAGCAACTGATTACAACAACCCAAACAACATTGGTGCAAGTTTTTATTTTTATATAGATACATTAGCAACTGATGTTCAAATCATAACTGACGGAACTGACAAGTTCACAGGTGCAGCTATGATCGCAGTGGATGATGGAGCTAAAAAAGCTTTCTTCCCTGCTGCATCTAATGATGTTCTTTCTATGAATGGAACAACTACAGGTGGGATAGTTGGATCTGTAATTCAAGTTACAGCGTTAGAAACTGCTCAATACTTGGTGCACAATACTTTGATTTTAGGATCAGGAACTATTGTTACACCATTTAGCGATACGTAATAAATAATTAGTGTGGGGCTTCGGCCCCACATATAAATTTTAAGGAGATTAAATTATGTCAACATTTGGATCAGCAATTGATGGAGTTGCAACTAA